CCGCCATCGACCACGATCAGATCGGGGCGATCGGCGCCACGGACGAGGCTCGCCCACGCACCGTTGAAGTAGCCCTGAATCTTGTCGACCGTGAGGTTGGCGGCCGTCGTGTCCAGCGAATAGTTGCGCCAGAACGTGTAGGTCGCCGGGTCGATGCCGCCGTAGACGCCCGTGGCAGGCGAGACCGGGACGGCCTTGTTGAGGCCCTCGATCTGCTTGCCGCCTGCGCCCGTGCCGTCGGAGTAGAGACCGCCTGCGATCAGGTTCGCCATCGTCGACTCGGCGACGCTGATGCGGCCTTCGAGCAGGTCGATCATCTGCTCCTTGCCGCTGTTCTTCAGCATGTCGAGACCGGAGATGGTGACGGGGCACGCGGCCTGCTTGAACTCGTACTCGGCCGCGCTGATGACATCCTGCGCCGCAACGGGCAGGAGGTCATAGCCGCTGTACCAGCCCGCGTTGCCGTTCTCGGCGAAGCTCAGTTCCTGAAAAATCTTCGAGCCGCCCGAGACGGTCTTGATCTTGCCGCGCTGCTCCAGCCGTGCGAGGAGCGCGTTGTTTTTGGTCACGTTGTCGGCGATGGACTTCGTACGCGACTCGATGGTCGTCGCAACGATGTCGGAAACATTGGGGAATGCCATGAGAAACTCTCCGCAGTTGGTTTAAACGAAACGGTCCTGCACTTTGCTCGTGGAACGGCTATGCCGTTTCGACCGCGCCCCGTGCCGGGGTTTCGGGAACGAGTGGGCTCGAAGCTCTCATTCCCCAGCCGCAGAGTCCCAAGCTGCTTCCAGCGCGCCTCGCAGGTTCTCCGGCTGGGCGGGAGCACCGCCCGTAACCGGGGTGGACCGGACCGAACTGGCAGCGGCCTTGGCCCGCGCAGTGGACCTGTTCTGGTTCTGCGCTTGACCTGCGGCTGCCCGCTGGGCGAGGACACGGGAAATCTCCGGGTCCATCTGGCAGGCCCGTTCATACGCTTGTTCAAGGGTCATGTCAACGCCACGCTTGGCCGCAAGCTCCAGCATGTCGGCCATCGTCTCGCGCACTTCGGCGAAGAAGTCCTTGTCCTGCCCGAACGTCTCGACCTCGGAGACGGCCTGCTGCTGGACCTGCTGGGCCTGCGCCTGACGGGCCTGCGCGATCTGGGAGAGCAGCCCGTCGAGGCGCGGATCGCGAAGCTGCTGCTGCTGGACCTGCGCGTGCTGCGGCATGGGTGTGTTCGACAGGATCGCGTCGAGCGTCGGCACGTCGACCCCGTAGGCCTGCATGATCTGCGCGACCGTGACTGCCTTCTCCTGCGGTGTGCCGAAGCGCAGGCGGCTGCTGATCTGCATGAGGTTGCGCGTGGCGGTCACCACATCCACGCCCTCGGCGGCGAGCGCAGGGCCGAAGTCGTGCTGCATCTGCTGTACGGTGTTCAGCACCTCGCGCGCCTGCGCGCTCTGCTGGATCGCCGTTGCGGTCTCGCGCTCGCGGCGGTAGACCTCGGCGCGCACGTCGGGAGGCAGCGTACTCCACGCCTCGCGCGCGCCCGGCTTCCACGACTGCGGTGCCTTGGCAAAATGATCTACGGGAGCAGGCTTGGCGGGCTCTTGCCCCGGAGTTCCAGCCAAAGGAGCAGCACCAGCATCAGGAGCAGCAGACTGTCCGCTATCGGGAGCAGCCACCTTGGGCTTCGCGCGCACGAAGCGGCCATTCGGGCCACGACCGTCGCCGCGATCTTCGCTGGAGGTGGTTCTCTCGGCGGGCTTGGCGGTCTCTTTGGCGGGAGTCCCCACGGACTCCGTGGTGTCCGTTGACGATCGCCCTGCTTGTTCTTCTGATGCTTCAAAGGCGCTCTCCAGAGTTTCGCGCAAGTTGTTCGATTCCGGGTTCATGTCGTTTTCCTAGTAGTTGATGACTAAAACGGCAGCTTGAAGCCGCGCTTTGCGGCACGCGCAAGCTCGGGGTCAATCTCGACAACGTGCATGCGTGCGGGCTCGAACCTGTACTTGTCGGGCTGGGTCGCAGCGAGTTCCCTGTACTGCGCGATTTCATCTTTGCTGTTGAGTTCGCGCGGGCGCCACTCATCCAGTTCCGAGTCATACACCATCGCGTAGGGCATGCCCTCGGGCGCTTCGGCCCAGCGCACGACGCCGCGCCCGCTGCCCGACGATCCCGCTTCCTTGAGAATCTTCTCCAGCACGCCCGGTACGATCTTGTCGTAGAACTCGTTCATGCCGTGCGCGCGCGGGCTGTACTGACCCTCGGGCTCCTTGCGCATGCTCTCCAGAATCTTCGCAGCACGCGCCTTGATGAACGCCTCGGGGTCGGCGTACTGGCGCGCCTCGTAGCTGAGACGGTCGCGCACGATTTCCTCGACCTGCGCCGCCGCATCCGGCGATTCGAGATCGAGCTGATCGACGCGCGGCCCGCTGTAGGCGCCCAAGTCATCGCCGCGGCGCAGGGCACGCACCTTTTCCTGCCACCCCTCGCCGCGCGTCCTGTCATAGGCGCCGCTCTGCGACGCCACCGTTCGCAACTGCGGCTTCTCCTGCCCGGGCAGCGCCGATACGGGCGTCTCCCACCACGACAGGTCCTCGGTGCCCCAGCGCTCCGGTGCGTGCGTGTAGCCGGGCGAGACGCCGACGTACTGGTCGCCGCGCCGCACGGCGTCAGCGATCGCCTGCTGCAACGCAAGCTGTGAAAACTTCTTCGCGTCGCCGATGAACGGTGCGGGCGGGAGGCGCTGGTCGGAGGCCTCCTCGATCAAGCTTTGTGCAGTGCGCCGCAATGCAGTAGCGGCGTCCCCAATTTCCGCGTTGTCAGTGGCGTAGTAGACATCGCGGGTAAGGTTGTCGGCCGCCGAGATGGTTTCACCAACATCGTTACCCTCTGCAATGCGCAGCAACGCATTGCGCAAATCATCTGTACCTGCGTAACCACGTCGCAGCGCTGCCGAAAGCTGCATTTGCGGAGTGAGGCGTCCGAACAGGTCAAGCGCCTGCCTGAGCGTATTGCCGCCCTCGATGCGGGCCCGTTCGAGGCGCTTCGCTTCGGCACCGCGCTCGGCTTCAGGATCGAGCACACCCTTCTTGCGCCCCTGCTGGCCCCAATCGCTCTGAAGCTCCTCCACGACGCGCATCGAGCCTTCGGTCTCAAAGCCGGGTGGCTTCGGCATGTCGCTCTCGCGCGTGTACACGAGCGGATTCGTCTCGGGGAAGTGCGTCGTGTACTGGTAATCCTGCGCTGCACGCTGCATCAGCGGATCGGTCTTGGCCTTCTTGAGCGCGTCGTAGCGTGCCCGCTGGAACGGCGTCATCTGGTCTAGGTTGGCGGGCGTGTTGTTGGTGTCCATCGACACGCCACGCCCGTAGCGCCCCTCGCGCTGCAATTGCAGGATCGTCTCGCCGTAGTTCTCGCCCTTCGCGCCGCCCGGCGACTGGATGACGTACTCGCCCCACTTCGCTTCCTTGCCACCGCCGCTGCCGTGCAGCCCGTAGTTCTGCGGGCGGCGCTCGACCTCGCGCCGCCAGTAGTGGTACAGGTCATCGTAGTTCGACGGTTCCGCGTCGTAATCCGTTTCGCTCTCGATTTCGAGCGAAGCGTCTTCGGCTGCGCTATCGGCGGCTTGCTGCGCCCATTCGTCCTTCTGTTCGTCGGTCCAATCGTCCCACTCATCCACCTGCTCCGGGCCGACCTCGGTGCGGTAGTAGTCGAATTCACTTTCAGCGAGGTCGCGACGATACTGCTCGATGTAACGCTCTGCCTCGGATTCGCTGTCGAAGCTCTCGATGACATCGTTGCCGTAGTCGGTGTTGCGGACGTGGTACCGGACGGGATATTCGAGTTCGTTGTCCTCTCTCACGAGGTCGCTCACCACCTGTTCGATGTCATTCGGGTCGAACTCATCGGCGCCCTTCTCGACCTCGGGGCCGCTGGTGCCGCGCCGCGAGGGCTCGACCTGCACGCCGAACTCGGCGACGTGCGCCGCAATCTCGTCTGCACTGACCGGGGCGTCGCCTGCGAGCGCGTCCGTGAGGCCGCTCCAACGCAGTTCGTCCTCCTTCGCGCCGTACTTCCTCAGTACCGAGAGCATTTGCTTGCCGCGTGCCTTCTGCTCCTGCGGCTTGAGCTTGGCGAGCGCGTCGCTGATGGTGCTGCGCTGCGTGAAGTCGCCCTCCACGTCGGCGATGTCGCCGGGCGACCACGCGCCGCTCTGATTCGTGCCAATGGCACCCTTGCGGGGCACGGGCGCGGTCGGCGTCGAGCGTGCCACGTTCGACGCGCCACGCAGCGCCGCGACCTTCGCCGCTGCGGGGGCCAGCATCTCTGGATCGAGCATGTTCAAGCCCGTGTAAACGGCAGCGCCTGCTGCGGGCGAGCCCGTCACGTCAGCCGTTTTCTGCCCGACCCACTGCGCACCCTGCTCCAGAGGCGCTGTGACGGTCTCCAGACCGCGCAGGACCTCCTGCCCGCCCTCGGAGCGCGGCCGGTAGGTGAAACGGCCCTCCTGAAGCGTCTCCGTGGCTGCATCGAGGTCGGGCTTCTCGCCCCGGAGCTTCTGCATACCCATGCCCGCGAGCGTGCCGAGGCCCGTGCCTGCCATGTCGGCGAGGCTGGTGCCCATCGTGAGCGCCGCCTCGGGCAGCCCACGCGCGTTGCGCAGGATGTCGGCGAACAACTGGCTGCGGTTCTCGCGCGCGTAGGGGTTAGCGGCCATGTGCCTTCTCCATTGCCTGCCTGATGGCCGCGCGCCGCTCCGCGCGGTCGGCGCGGCCCGTGTAAACGGCTTCGCGGCGCTCGCGCGCCTTGTCCCAAGTCGCCTTGAAGTCATCGACGGTCGCGAGGTTGTGCCGCTTCATGTACTCGCGGTGTTTCCTGCGCGAGTCGATGACCGTGCCGTCGTGCGCCTTGAAGGGCGCGGCGGAGTACAGGCGATCGGAGAAGCGGAAGCCGTCGCCGCTGCCCTCGCTGCGCGGCCGCCCGGGCCCCTCGACCATGCGCCCGAGCGCCTCGTCGTAGTGGTAGGTGCGCCTCATCGCCGCCCTCCTGTGATGCCCGTGGCCGCTGCGGCCTCCTGCTCGGCCTGCGTCTCGCGGTTGATGAGCGCCTCCTGCCGCTGCATACGCGCCTTCTGGAGTTCGGCCTGCCCCTCGACCTGCGCGGTTTGCAGGTTGACCATCTCGCGCTGCACGCCAAGCTGCGCCTTCGCCACGTCGGCCTGCGCCTTCGCGCCCTCGGCCTGCGCGGCGGCCTGCTCTGCGGGGTCCGGGCCCTGCACCGCAGGCGGCATCTGTTTGACCGCCTCGATGGCTTGGTCGATGACGCCCTCGATGGTGTTGATGCCACGGAAGCCCATGAGCCCCCACTTCATCAGTTCGAGCAGATAGGGCAGCGAGCCCGGGATACGCTCGTTCGCATCGACCATCTGCGGGATGAACGCCGTGAGCGCGCCGAGCGCCTCGCTGCGCTCCTGCTTGAGCGTCGCGTAGTCCTGAATCGCCAAGTCCTCGGGGCGCACCAGTACGCGGTACTCGCGAAAGCGCGAGCGGAGCAACTGGATCGCGGGCAGTGCGTACTGCGCATCCGGCGTCGCCATGATGTTCGAGCGCTCGATGATGGTCTGGTCATCGTACTGCGTGACGATGATGTGCGCCTTGAGCGACTGGAGTTCGGTCGCGAACTTGGCGAACTGGTCCTGAAGCGACTGAATGCGCGTCGATGCGTAGCGCGCCTTGATCGCCTGCTCGGTCGCCGTCGCATCGCCCTGCGACTGGCCGCGCAGGATGTCGGAGAGGCCCGTGACCTGATAGAGCAACTCGATCTTGTCATTGCGCTGCTGCACGAGCACCGCGATGGTGCCCGCAACCTGCTCGATGGGCAGCCAGTCGATCTGGCCCTTGATGCCGCCCTTCTCGGCGAACATGGCCCAATTGTCGACGGGGATGAGTTCGGTCTCGCTGCCCTCGTTGAACATGCGCTGGATGCCGACGCTCGCCTTGTCGTACACGCCGACGAGCTTGCAGGCCTTCACCAGCCAGTCGATGCGCGTCTCCAGCACGTCGATGCCGCCGTAGAGATCCTGCGCCTGCTCGTAGTCGGGGAACGGCATGAAGTGCGCGGTGGACATCGTGGCGTGCAGCGGCTTGCCGCACGGGTAGAAGCCGGGCAGGCCGAGCGGATCGTCCATCACGTCGAGCGTCTGGTCGAAGCCTTCGACGTACCAGATGACCTGCCGCGATTCCTTGTCCCAGATTTCCCAGACACAGGCGCGCTCCCACGGGTCCTTCACTTCGAGCGCGCTGGAGTTCTTCTGCTGCTGCGGCGACTTCATTGGCACGAGGTTGAATATCTCGCCGAAGCGCGCAAGCCCTGCCTCCTTGGTCATCATCGCGCGGAATGCGACCCAGCGAATCTCCTTCCACGTCCGCGCAGGGCTCCAGCGGAAGTCCTTCCAGTGCACGTATTCGATGGGGCAGGATTCGTCGACCTTCACGTCCTTCGTGTACGCAGGCGCAAGCTCGGTGCCGTCGGCGCCGACGATCGGCGGCTGCTCTTGGCTCTCGAAGGTGGCGTCGTAGCGCACGCGGCCGATGCCCATGCCCGGCACGAGCCGGTCCTGAAGCGCGCTGTACAGCGTCTCGCTGTAGCAGTCGTCCGGATTCTCAACGTCCTCGTTGAGCAGCCGCTCCATGATGACGCTTGCAACGCGCGCCACGTCGTCGTCCTGATCGGACCACTTCCGGTCCACGCTCACCTTCGGCACCTTGCCGTACATGATCGACAGGATGGTGTTGGTGTTCGCGGTGAACAGGTTTAAACGCGCCCGTCCGTCGCTTTCGTTGCCGCGCCCCGTCGCGCGCCCGAGGTAGCGCTTGGTGATGCGATCGCCCTTCTGCTGCCACTTCTCGGCATCCTTGTGCGAAGCCTCCATCTCGCGCTGCCATTTCTTCGCGAGGCCCTGCGGCGTGGCTTCGTAGCTGCTCTGCTCGTCAGTCGGCATCAGACTCTCCCCGGATACGAGCGCGGACGCTCGTTATCGGTGAACAACTGGTCGAGGGTGAAGCTGTGCGCCGCCGCCCTCGGCTGCTGCTTGGGTGCAGGCACGGCCTCGTGGTCCTTCAGCATCGCAGCGCCGTAGCAGAACGCATCAGCCGCGTGGCTGCTCCAGTCATGGTCGGGCTCCTTGCTGAAGGTGCGCCGCTCGTCGTCCCATTTGTACGACCACTGACGCAGCGCCAAGATGCCCTGCGCACAGGCAGCAGCGTCGAACGTACAGCGCGGCAGCACGCTGCGCCCAGCGTTCACCTTGTCCTGCGACTTGAGCGCAGGAACGATCCTCACCTCCTCGGCGAGCCCCGAGGCGAGGAACTGCTCGACGACGCTGTGCCGCGACTGGAACGTCTTGGCGCGTGCATCGTGTGGCAGGTAGAACGTGTGCATCCGCCACGGCTTCTTGCGCAGTCGGTCGATCCACTCCTCGGCATCGAGGCCCGTGTCCTCGTCGTAGTCGACGAGCGCGAAGCGCCCATGCGGTTGCTGCTGCCAGAACCAGAACGCCGCCGTGTCGCGGAAGCCGATGTCGCTGGTGACGATGATGCCGCCTCCGTCGAGGTCGAACACGGGCTCCAGCGAGATGCGCCCCTCGCGCTCTGCCTTCTCCATGTAGCGGCCGAGGATCGCGCCCACGTTGGCCGCAGCGAAGTCACAGAGGTATTCCTGCCGCGCAAGCTCCTCGGGCATCCCGAGCCTGATCTCCTCGTCGATGTCGGCCTGTGTCATCAGTCCGACATCGAGCGCATTCTGCACGCACCAGCGCCAGCCGGGCTCGCGCTTGGCAAGCTCCAGCATCGTGTACAGGTGGTTGTAGCCGCGCGGTGTCGAGATGAACGCAGCCCAGCCGCCGTTCGCCTTCAGGATCGGGCGCATCAGTTCCCAGCCCTTCGGATGCGCGAGCGCGAACTCGCTGTACACGAGCCCGATCGGGTTGCCGCCCACCCAGCGGTTGTACTGGTCCGAGCCGCCAAGCTGCCACACCGAGCCGTTCCTCAACTCGATGCGCATTTCCTGTTCGTTGATGCTCTTGCGGATCTCGGGCGGGAAGCTGATGTCGATCAGCCGCTCGCCCTCGTTGGTGAAGCCATCCCATATCGTGCGCCGTGCGTGCGCGAACTCGGGCAGGAAGTGCACGTACAGGCCCTTCCTGTCGAGTGCCTTCATCGCGGCGATGCTCATGTAGGTGAGGTCCTTGCCCATGCGGCGCGACCACACTTCGACTGCACGCTGCCCCGGCCTGTCATCGTTGAAATACTCGAACGCGCCCATCTGGTACGGGCGCGGGTCGATGTTGGGAATGCGAACGCGCTTAGTCACGACGCGCTCGCTTCAGCCTGCGGCGGTCGATCCACACGCAGTCCGCGTGCAGTTCAACGCGCTTGACGCAACCGCGCGGGATGCGCAGGCGTTGCTGGTATGCACGCAATGCGGTGACGCGCACCAGCTTCACTTCGGCGCACCACGTTTAAACTCGACGCGCTCGATGGTGAGCGGCTCGCCGTTGCTCGTCACGTCGGTCGCGCTCAGGTCAGGCAGCACCTTCTTCAGCAGCACCGTCGCGGCCTGCACGCGCACGCTGTCGTGCTGCCCGCCGTTCTGCGCCATCTCGTGCAGCGTGTCGATGGCGAGCTTCGTATTGATGCTCGCACGGATGCGCTCAATCGTCACCGCAGGCAACTTGCGGCCTGCTGGTGCGCCTGCTCCGGGGCGCTTGCCGCCATGCTTTTTCGTTGACGCCGTTGCCATTTCTTGATTAGCCCCCAGCCCGCTTACACGCCCAACAATGCCGCCTGCCGTTGTGCATGTAGACGTTCTCGCCGCTGTACTCGTGCCCCTGCGGGCAATGCGTCTTGCGCGTGTTGTGGTTGTTCAGCCTGCCTTTCGCTACGCAGTCACGCATGTTGTCGGAGCGCGTGCCGATGAACAGATGGTCAGGGTTCACGCAATGCCGCACGTCGCAGGTATGGCAGACATCGACGCCCTTCGGCAGCGTGACGTTGTGAACGAACTCGTAGACGGCGCGGTGCGCTGTCTGCACCCTGCCCTTCCACTTCACCATGCCATAGCCGTTGCGCTTGCCAATCGCGCCCGACCAAAGTGTGCAGTCACTTGCGCTTGCGGAGTGCATTGATCTTCGCCTTCTGATCTTCGTTCACGAACTCGCGTGCGACCTTCACCGGGACATCGACGCCCTTCGGCCTCCAGCCGTGCGCGACGGCTGCCATCAACCTCGCCTGCGCCCGGCTCCCGCTCGGCATGTTACCTCCTCCAGCGCCACGACTGATAACTCAGCCACCTCGGCGCCGACCACGCCCAGCGGATCGTATTGTCCCAACCGACCAGCCAGCGGTCGCGCCCATCCGTTGAGCTGACCACCTGCACGAATGCCCGCCTGATTGTCATGGCGGCTCTACTACTCCAAACGCTGCCCGTTAGCAAGCTCCACGGGTTTGATGCTGGCCTTCGCGTGCTGCGCCCTGAGCCGCTTGAACACGCGCCCAAAGGGTTCGCACGGATCGAGCGCGATGTCCTCGCTGCGGCCCTTGCCGTGCGTCACGCGCACAACCCGCACGAGGCTGGCTGGATAGAACAATTTCTTTGCCACTATTACTAACTCCCTAATAGTCTCACGCGCGCGCGTGTACGACTGTGTTAAAAAAGTTACCTAATACACCTAATGGTAAGAAAATACGTATATGGTGTATATGGTAATTAGATGCATATACCCCATCGCGGCTAATCGACCAACCTGACGCCGCCGTTCCGGCCTCGTCGTGTTTCGACCCTGCGCCCCTTCCAGATGAGCTTCGCTGGGTCCCTGCGCATCGCCCGCAGCGCGTTCTTCACTGCCTGCTTGCTGGTGCCTGACTCTGCTGCGATGTCCTCGACGGCGACGAACGCATCGCCCTCCTGCATCGCCTCGACCGCTTCGAGGATACGCACCTGCAAATCTGTCTGCCGCTGCTCGAAGAAAGTGCCGTCGAGCTTGAAGCTCAGCATCTCGGTCAGCGTCAACTGCTCCGCAGTGTCCTTCATGTGGCGCCCGCGCACCGCCCAGATGCGGCGCGGCTCGTCGAGTCCCAGCGGGTCGCGGTCGGGATGATCGGCCAGCACCGCGCTCGTGGTGACGCCTGCAACGATGGTCTGCGGCAGGTTGATGAGTTCGTGGTAGTCGTTCACCTCACGCCCCGGTCGCGTTTTGCGTGAATGATGCACCAGCACAATGCATACACCGCGAGCCAGCCCGATGTCCTGATAAACGCGGGCCATCTTGTACGCTGCGAGAGTCACGCTGCCCTTCGATTGCTTCTCGTCACCCTGCCAGATAAATTCGCTGGTCGCGTGCGTGTCGACCACCACGAGCCTCGTGCGGGGATGGTGTTCGAGGTACTGGTCGAGGAACATCGACAGCGTGCAGTCGTTCCAGCCACTCGCACGCTCCGCACGCAGCGCGTCGCCCGTGTACAGCTTCACCCCTGTCGGGAATGGCTCGTTGCGCCTCCTGAGACGGCGCACGAGCCCGTCAGTGTCGTCCTCGCTGGCAAGCCACAAGACCTCACTGCGCGACGACTGGCGACCGTACAGCGGCGTCCCATTGGCAACGGCGTACACGAGGTCGGTCGTGAGCAGCGACTTGCCGCCCTTCGGTCGCCCCACGAGCAGCATCGCGCCGGGCGCACACAGGCCGCGCACGATCCACGGGATTTCGCTGGTGACGTGCCCGGAGAGCTTGCCGAGGTCGATGCCACCCTGAAACGGCAGCGGGCCTTCATACGCCTCGCCTTCCTCGCCCACCGTCTCGGCGACGTGACGTGCGGTTGCGGGTCCAGTGATCGTGGGGAATGTATTCTTGAACAACGTGGCGCGGGTCACGCCGCCGCCGGGCTTGAAGCCACGCCAGCGCTTCGCGCAGTCGCCGGGCTTGTACTTGTCGCCGCCCTGCGACCACGCATCCCAGAGTTCGAGTCCTTCCTGCGAACCGTGCGTACCGTCGTAGACCGCGAAGCCGACCTGTACCCATTCGTTCATCGTCATGTCGGGATCGAGTGCGCCCAACGCCTCGGCGGCCTGCGCCATCCCGATGTCGGTCCACGGAAACGGATCGCTGAACTTGCCCGTGCCCTTCTTCCCGCTCGCACTCGTGGCGTGAACGTCGTAGCCGAGCCCGGTCAGCGTCTCGGTGAGCGTAGCACGCAGCGCGTCGACCATCTCGGGCGTGACCTCGGGCAGGCGATCCCATTTCGGCAGCGGCGCGTTGAGCGTGTACGGCTTGTGTGTGTCGGGGTGTGTGCCGTCAACGACGAACTGCTTGCCTTGTCCGAGCAGTTGGAACAGCACGCTGCGCTTGCCCTCGTGGTCGTGCGCGAGGTCGAAGCCCTTCAGCGGCGAGGACACGCGACAGATGAACAGCGCCTTCGGTGCAGCGCCGACTCTGCGCGGCGCATCCTTCGGCAGCTTCAGGATCTTGCGCACTACGCGCTCGATTGCCTTCGCGTGCGCTGCGTTCTGCACGTCGATGTCGATGCCGACGACGTTCGAGCAGAGCAGTCCGACGTTGTACTCGGTCGCATCGAGGCCGAGGTATTCCTGCTGCGTGTAAACGCGCTGGTTCCAGCCGACACCGCCGACCGGGACCTTGCCGTTCGTGGGGATGGGGTGATAGCCGAGTGAGGCGTAATGCGAGAAAGGCAGTCTGAACTGCGCGGGCTGGGCTGACATCAGGCGCGTCTCCGAAAGGGGGTTGCAAGCGTCTCCGGGGAACAGCTACTCTACGCGCCGCTGGTCGGTAACGGCAAGCATCCTCGAAAGGGCTTCGTCTCCCCAAGGGGCAAACGGCGCGAAGGGTCACTCCTCC